GCACAAAGAAGGGTTCACTAGTTTATATGACTATGCCGAAGAAAAATCTTAACCAAAAAGGATTAAATGAGTAAGCAACCGACAATGGAATTTGATATTGGTGATTGGCGAAAAGACCCCAATGTTTCTATGTGTTCATCGGCCACCAGGGGGATTTGGTTTGATATGCTTTGCGCGATGCACGAGCTTGAGAAGTGCGGACAACTCACAGGCAATTACGTCCAATTGGGTAGGATTGCTCGTTGTTCCGCCGACGAGGCCCGACTTGCAATTCTGGAATTATTGAACACAAAAACCGCCGATGTTTTGCTATGTAACGGAAATGTAACAGAGGCAAAAAACTGTATCAGCGACGCTTATACTGTTTTGTGTAACGCCGATTGTAACGCAGTTGTAACAGTAATCAACCGGAGGATGAAAAGGGCGTTTGACGAGCGAATAAGCGGGAATATCAGGGTATCGGCACACAGGGGTGGTAAATTGAAACAGGAAAGTAACGCCTCAAGTAATGGCGATGTAACATCGACTTCTCCGCACAGTGCTTATTGTATTAATACTGGTATAAACTTTAATATACAAGAACAATTATTTAACAACATAAGCACGGCGCAGAAGGAAATCTGGAAAAAAGCATACCCGGCAGTTGACATCGAGGGCAACATTTTGCGAGCAGCACAATGGCTTGCGAACAATCCTACGAAGCTGAAAAAAAATTACGGGCGGTTTTTGACTATGTGGTTTTCAAGGACACAAGAAAGAGGCGGCGACAATGGACGACCAAAACAAACCCAAAGAACCCCAATCTCTCAAAACGATTATAGCTCCGGTGGCTCAATCCCTGTCTATGAGACATAACGACGAAGCGTATCGGGGGCGAGTGCATGATGAGCGACGATGCGCCCGGAAAACTTTAGTCGCGGAGACTCGCCGGGAAATCAAGGCGGCAATCCCGATGATGTTTTGGGTTGCTTGTCTGCGGGGCCTGAATAAAGAATTTCGCAATAGATTACTGAGTTTCGACGGCCATATCGGTCTTGTGCTTTGTGGTCCTGCGGGGACGGGCAAAAGCTGGGTGATGGCGGCTCTGATGCGGCGGTTTATTACTTCACGCCAAAAGTGCGAGCGTATCGGATGGGAAGTCCTCTGCATAAAAATCCGGGCGACATACTCCAAAGATTCAACAGAGACAGAGGATTCGATTTTGAGACGGTTGCTACGTCCCAGGCATTTATTCATCGAGGACATTGGCGCGGGCAAAGCGATTGATGTGCCCGAGACGGATTTTGCCAAGCGGATTTTATATGTGCTGATTGATACCCGCCTCGAAAACGGGTTGCCGACATATATCACAACCAACAAAACCCGCGAGCAGCTTGCTGCGACATTCGATGAACGTATTGCAAGCCGGTTGTCTGCGTTCAAGTGGATTGCTGTCGGCGGTAAAGATAAGCGGAAACTCAATGCCTGAACTTGAAAAACCCTGTTCGATGTTACCGAAGAAGAAGAAGGCGCACAGGAATCAATAAGCGAAGAAGAGCAGAGGCGGAAACAAATGGCGGATGAGTTTCGTGAAAAATATAAAATAGAAAGGGATAAATAATGCGGACTTGTTTAATAGCGATGTTTCTTGGTGCGTTTATCGCCTCTTGTCTTTGGGAGATAATTATTTGGCGCGACAAAAAAACATTCAGGGGGCGTAAATGAAGATTGAGTTTTTTGTCCCCGGAGTCCCTGCTCCGGGTGGCTCAAAGACGGGGTTTTACATTCCAAAGCTCAAGCGTGTCGTAATGACGCCGGCAAGCAAAAAGACAAAGCCCTGGATGGCTCTCGTTTCGGCCTATGCGAAAGAGGCGTATAGTGGAGCGTTGCTGACTGGGGCGATAGAACTTTCAATCCAGTTTAGATTCTGCCGTCCTAAAGGACATTACGGCACAGGCAAAAACGCAGGTATATTGAAAGTATCGGCCCCGAAACATCACCTTACGAAGCCCGATAGAACAAAGTTGCTCCGCTCAACCGAGGACGCCTTGAAGGGTGTAGTTTGGCGTGACGATTCACAGGTAGTAACTGGCCCGACAGAAAAGGTCTATTGCGATAGAGACCCGGGCGCGCAAATAACCATAGAGGAAGTTTTATAGAATAGGCAAGGACGCCAAGAAGATGGACATTGACTCGATAATCTCCCCCGCCAAGTATCACAGGTCTTTGAACGGATTTTTGCTGACAGAAGCGAGAGGAGAATTAGGTCTGACGCAGTTGGCGTTCTCGATACTCTGCGGGTGGTCGAGGGAAACGCAATGCAAACTTGAACATGGTGAGGTCGAAGTGAAAATTGAAATTGCCGAAACAATCGGAAAGGTTTTGCAGGAGCGATATGGCAAAAGATAAACTCAAAATCGAATAAGTTAAAGATGGCTTGACTCAAAATCTGGACGGCATAAATTGTCACAATACAGATACCCGCACGGTACTCCGCGACACAATTCCACAACATAAAGATTTGTTTGCGGTGTGAACACTTTCATACCAAAATCAAAACTACCCCCTTGACAAGATTTGGTGCTTAAGCACTAATCGTTATAAAGCATTAACGCTTTTACGACACCCGAATATCAATGTCACAAAAACATACCATTCTTGTATTATCCTTGCTATTTGTAGGAGTTATGCTGATTGTAAGAGTATGCGTAAGAAGCGCAAGCATATTGTAAACAGGAAGTTTATAAATTCGAGACCGGGCATGACCGTCCTGAGAATTTGCAAGTTGTCGAGAAAGTATCCGTAAAATGAAATGTCAAGCCGACTTAAAGATTCTAAACGCAATGAGATGTTCGCCGCTTACTGCGAGCAACAAAGTTTGGTTTACGTTGCCGCAAAGTGTGGAATCTGCGAAATTACCTGTGGTCGTTATCGAGCCAGTGACAACTGGGACGCCCGTATAGCGGATATTAAGGCGAAGGCGAATGAGAAGGCGGACAAAGCTATATCGAACCGCCTGGCCGAGAATCTGAAGCTGGTCCGCTTTGCGAAGAATCGGTTGGTCCTGAAGATAAACAACGGCGAAGATAAAAGCAGCTCGACATATAAAGACCTGGACAACATGATTCGGCTTGAAGAGTTTTTGATGGGCAGACCGGATAGCAGACCGGCAGCCGGTGATTATGAAAAGATGTCCGACGAAGAACTGCAAAGGCGATTAGAAGTTTTGGAAGGGATTCCAAACGAACCCGCTGATTGAAAAAATTCAGATACGCGAGGAGATTCAACGACGAGAGGCCCGTCGGCACTTACTCAATTTCTGCCAATACACTTATGCGAAGTTTGAGACAAATTGGCATCATCGACTTGTTTGCGAAGAGGTAGAGGCGTGGGTTTTGTCGCCGAAGCCATATAATCTTATGCTGTTTATGCCCCCACGTCATAGTAAATCGGAGATATGTGCAAGGCGATTGCCCGGCTTTATTTACGGTCACAATCCCGATGCTCAGATAATCTTCACCACTTATGGCATGGACTTATCAGGCGATATGAGCCGGGACGTTCAAGGCATAATGCTTTCAGAGTCATATCACGAGCTATTCCCCTACTCCCCCCTGAAGCACGTCGGCTACAAATGCAACGATACGGCCATTAAGCAGGCCAAAGGGTTTACAATCGTCGGCAAACGCGGCAAGTATCGAGCCACGGGCGTAGGGGGGGGCATAACAGGGACCGGCGCGGACTATGCTATCATCGACGACCCCCACAAGAACCGCAAAGAGGCGGAAAGTAAAACCGTCCGAGACGGGATTAAGGCATGGTATCGTTCTACGTTGCGGACCCGGCTTGAAAAGGGCGGGCGGATTCTGTTATTGCAGACCCGCTGGCACATAGATGACCTTGCCGGCTGGCTAATCAAAGAGGCACAGAATAATCCAGACGGCGATAAATGGAAGATTGTGTCTTTGCCAGCCGTTTACGAAAATACGGAGTTTACGCACCCGAAAGACCCCCGCAGCGAAGGCGAGGCGTTATGGCCGAACAAATACAATGCCGATGCCTTGAATAAGATTAAGGTGGGCGGCTCCTATGACTGGAACGCCTTATATCAACAGCGGCCAGAATCGCCCACAGGCGCAAGAATCAAACGTGAATGGTTGAAGGTTATTGAGGCAGCACCGGATAATTTACAATGGGTAAGGTATTGGGATTTGGCGGTCACAAAGAAAACAACCGCGGATTATACAGCAAGCGGCCAAATGGCAATTGACATAGACGGCAATATCTACGTTCGCAAGCTTGTGCACGAGCAGCAGGAATGGCCCACAAGTAAACGAATGATTACTTTAATTGCTCGGCAGGAGTGCGTTTCGGTAGGTATTGAAAGTGTTGCAACACAAAAGGGTTTTGTCGATGACCTTATTGCGGACCCGATGTTAAGGGAGATTGATATTCGCGGTTACGGCGTGGACAGTGAGAAACTTGTCCGTGCGTTGCCGTGGATAGGTCGGGCAGAGCAAGGAAAATTCTTTATAATCCGCGGCAAGGGTGCCGATGAGTATATCGAAGAACTTGTCGAGTTTACGGGTCACGAGGACGCACATGACGACCAGGTGGACTGGACCTCGGGCGCATATAAGATGCTTGCCGAATACGTTGAACCGGAAATGATAGTTGCAGGGGATTACGCCTTTGCGTAAAGGATAAAAATGTTTGAGCGATTATTCCCATCGATAGGATTAAAGCGAGAGCAGACGCGGCTTGCGATTGAGCAGACGTTGTTGCAGCGAAAGCTGATTGAGTCAATACCCTCATTCTCCAAAGACGACGACGAGGATGCCTGGTCTAAACTATCCGGCGACGGCAAGGCGATATACGACGAAAACGATATTACGGTAATGCAGGAGCAGGCATTAAAAATCGCCTATACGCCTGAGGGCCGGTGCATACTTGACACTATGCAGCATTATATTATGGGCAAGAACGTAAGGATTATGGCCCTCGACGAAAACCAAGATGTCCAAGATTATTGGGACACCTGGGCCAAAGTAAATAAATGGGACATGCGAAGTAAAGAGATTGTAAAGCGGGCTATGAGGGACGGAGAGGTCTTTGTTCGCTTTTTTGGTATTCCTGCCCGGACGAATATCGACAATCCGTCCCCCGCTTACAATACAATCCGCTGCATCGACGTGAACGAGATAAGGGACTGGCTTGGCGACCTTAACCACAGTTACGGTGTCGAGTGCGACCCGGAGGACGTGGAAAAACCCGTAAACTATTACCGGACATTCAGAAAGCAGTTGATTGAGGAGCATGAGATTATCCCCGCCGATGAAATAATCCACGCTAAAATTCTTGTCGATTCAAATGTCAAACGGGGCATCTCATTCTTAATTGGCGTGGCAAAGCATATCCGGCAGTATTCCGGCTGGCTCGACGACAGGGTTAAGCTCAATAAGATACGCACAATTTACAATCTAATCGGCAACGCAACCGGATCAGGTCCATTGACCAACGTGACGGATAAATTTGAGAACACCACTAAACCAAGTGAGTCGCCGAATACCGAAAAAAAGAAAATGCCCAAAGCCGGCTCTGTTCTGGTTACTCGCGGTATCGACTGGAAATTCGACGCTCTCAATATCAACGCCACAGACACCAAAGAGGATGGCAGGGCGATACAATTGAGAATCGGATTAGGAACGCAACTGCCGGAATATATAATCAGGGGAGATGCCTCAAATGCTAATTACTCAAGCTCTATGGTTAGCGAAAGCCCGTTTGTTCGCATGATTGAGGATTATCAGGACTTCTTCGCCGACCTTTTTAATCAGATATTCCAAAAGGTAATTCGGTTCGGTATCGAGAGCGGGGAAATATCGGCCAAGTCGAAAAAGACCTTGACGCAGGAATCATCCGCGACAAAGACATATCTCGGTAAACTTGTAAAGGCGGGCAATAAAGAGGCGGGGAAATTCCTTGAGGCGATAACAAAGCAGGATGCACAAGCCGAAGAGATTGAAACAAACATCGAGTGCCAGGTCGAGTTCGGCCCTTTAATTGCCCGCAACCTGAAAGAAGAAACAGAGTCGTATCAGATTCACAAACAAAACGCCTGGGCGAGCGACCAGACATTATCCAGCAAGCTCGGTTACGATTACGAACAGGAGCAGGCGCAGATTGACAAAGAGGATAAGGCGAATATGGAACGCGCCAAGGCGGCGGATAACCAATTGAATCATCCGAACCAGCCGGGCATGAACAGCAATAACAATCAATCACAGTCCGGGCAAAATCAACCAAACATAAAAGGAGATGCTAATGCCGAAACTTAATAAATCAGAGAAAAAAGAATTGAAGGTCTTACAGATAATGTGCCTCAATTCTAAAGGCGAACCGAAGCCGGATGCAGCACCACGAGATTTGATACGACTATCTGAATTGCTGGAGAAGGTAGAAGATAAACCGGCCCCGAAGAAGCAGGGACAACCAAAACCCGAAGTCGTCAACGATGTCGCCGCTTCTTATATCGCCCATGGTTACGAATATCTTGGCACAGACGGCAAGGTATGGTGTTTCAAGAAAGACGGTCATGCGTTCAAAACAGGAAAACAGGGGCTTGAGAATGTCGGTTATAGATTCGCCCCGGAATTTCTTGAGACGTTGACAAAGTAAAATGCCCGACTCAGCAGAGAAAATTCGTTTAGCGGCAAGCAAGGCATTTGACCGGTGGTTTAACTATATCGAATTGCAGGATGGGAAGATTCTTGCCGGTCTGCGAGAAACAGCGGACGCCTTGACTGAGCGAATCAACCGTTTGGCTGTGGCGGGTGAACTGCCGAACTCCGCCCTGATTAAACTCCGCGATTATCTGCAAGAGCAAACAGTGCTTCTGCGCAAGAAGATGACCGGCATAATCACACGGGGGCGAATACAGGGCATAAGCAACGGGCTTATGGCCTCTATTGAGTCGATGAACGCCGCTATGCTGCCGGGTCGATATAAGATAAACATCGGGACCAGCTTTATCGGGCCGGATAGCAAAATCAGGCGATATGATGCGACACAGGAGCTATTTGCCGCCTCACAATGGTCAGTTATCCAGAATCGGGCTTTAAGTAAATTGCTTGCCACGCCATCGGCCAGAGTATTGAGCGACCGGATATGGGACGTAACATATCAGGCACAAAAGACAATACAGAGCCGAATCGTTACCGCCATTGCAAGCGGCCAAAGCCCGGCAGAACTGAGCAGGGATATACGCGGGTTCCTTGTCGAACCAAACAGATTATTCAGACGGGTTAATGTGAACGGACGACTTGTATTAAGCAGACCCGCCGCTGCGTATCATCCGGGCGTTGGCGTTTATCGGTCAAGCTACAAAAACGCCATGCGTCTGGCCCGAACTGAAATGGCGCAGGCATATATGCAAGGGACGATTGCTTATGCCAACGAAAAGGAATGGATTGACGGCTGGATATGGCGAACAAGCGGTATTGACCCTTGCGAAGATTGTCTTGCCTTAGAAGGAAAGTTTTTCGCTAAAGACGACGAGCCGGATTTATTGCACCCGAATGATATGTGTTATCTTGAACTTCATATTGCCGAAAGCGTTGCGGTGGCGGCATGAGCGATAAGCCCTTGACAAGTGCCGAGAACAAAGCCGATAATATATGGCAGAAACTGAAAGAACGAGCCAAATTGTTAGGATACGGCTCGGTTGTTTGCGAGTTTGTTTTTGATGCCGGCGAAATAAAGCAGGCGAATGTAACGAGAGAAATAGAAAAAATTAGAGCAGCGGTTTGATAACTAAATAAGTATTACGAGACCGGACTAACCGGCGCGTAAGCAGTGATTGCTTTACAAAAGCAGTTATTGTTTGTGCGCCGGTTTTTTTATTGGAGTAAAAAATGCCGTTACCGAGACCAAACAAAGGGGAACAGCAAAGCGATTTTGTGAGTCGCTGCATAGGTTTTGTCAAAGGCGAAGGTCCGGACACGCCAAACGAACAGGCCGCCGCTATGTGTTATCAGAAGTGGCGAGACCGTTTCAAAGAGGGTTACAAAATCAAAGAACCCAAAAGGAAGGATTGATTATGAAACACCTGATACTTGAATCCGACAAAATGTTCGAGGGGGCAACGATTGAGCGAGATGACAGCAAGAAAACATACAACATCCGCGGCGTCGCCTTGCTGGGATTGAAGAGTAAGCACGGTTACGATTACCTGCCTGAAGCGTTAAAGGGGGCTGTCGGTCTTTACGAGAACGCCAAAGCGTTCATCAATCATCCCAGCAGCGAGGAGGAAAAATCCAAACGGCGTGACGTGCGGAATTTGGCCGGGAAATATACAAATGTCCGCTTCGATGAATCGGGCCAAAAACTCAGGGGCGATTTCATCGGTCTGCCGAATGAGAACGGGAAACTGTTTGCAGACATTGCAGAGACGATGCCCGATATGGCGGCACTCAGTCATAACGCGAGTGGTAACTGGGGTCAGCAAAACGGCAAGAAGGTTGTCGAGTCAATAAGTGAAGTGCATAGCGTTGACCTCGTGTGGGCTGGCGCTACGAACGAAGGAATGTTTGAATCAATAGACACAGATAAAAAGGAGAATCACATGGAATGGAAGGACATAGACCTTAACGGTCTAAAAACGAATCGAAAAGATTTATGTGAAGCCCTTTCCGCGGAAGGCGCAGTATCCCGCGACGAGGAAGTTAACGGCCTGA